CACTGGCACATACGGGATTTTCTTTAGCGTCGTCACGCCTTCGGCGTACAAAACCCATTCTTCAGTGCTAGAACCTTCTTTCTTGCGCCATGTTTCCCATCTGCCTGGGTAAAGCACACGAACCTGCTCGATCACTTTTTCCCCGAAATCGCCGTCATATTCTGTGATGCATTCGAGCAGGCGCAGTTGCGTCAAGACTTCCGCGCCGTTGACGCGCTCGGAGCGCCATCCAAGCAGATTCTGCGGATGGATCTGCACGAAATACGGACGCACGCCTGCTTTCTGTTCATCCGCTGCAGTCCTGATTCCAGATACTGGCGGATAATCTACGAGGATGCCGGATAGCCCGTAAGCCAATGCCTGCCCGAGCACACTGGCGGCGAATGAGTGCAGATTGCGCCCCTGCAGATCAATGTCGTCTGTCCATGGCTTGAGCCTCGCCGGCACATCATCGCCAAGTGTCAGCGGCTTCGAGAATGGCTTTCCGGCCAACACCTCAATCGTGCGTCCGAATGCGGGGAACAGTGTGGCAACCTTCAAGCGATCAGCATAACTCTCATTGTCCTCGTTCGCCCATTGATGCAGATGCCGCTTGCCTGCCTTGCGCATCGCAGGAGTGCCACCGAGCAGATCGGTGATGATCTGCCAATGTTGGCTCATGGCCGATACCGCACTTGATTCCTTTCTTACGCTATCGGCCATTGATGTTTTCCCCTGAAATGCAAAAACCCGGCACTTGGCCGGGTTTCGTATTGATTTTTGATGGTTATGCGCGCAGCGGTGTTACGGAAGCAGTTCTCTTGACGATCGGCCAGCGTTTCACGATGAAATATCCATTCGCGTCGTTAGGATGGTCAAAGCCAGATGTCTTGTCCGGTTCGCCGTTCTTGTCCCATACCTGCTGTTCCAGCGCCTCAGTCGTCACAGGGCACGCATCCGTATTGATCTTGAACCGGCGCTCGCCCTTGTCGTTCAGGATCATGGCGTTATAGGCATTTACCCGATCCTTGACCGCAGGGTTCGAATGATCGACCTCAATCTGGAAACCGGCCTGCCGCAGAATCGTCAGATCCGATTCGCTGGCATTCTTGCTGCTTGTGTTCTGCCCTGAAGCATCGGGATATATCTTCACCGCATGCCCCTTGTCCTTGAAGCGTTCTTTCAACAGCCGAGCCATGTCAGGCGTGTCCCTGACTCCAGTCAGTTCCGCCAATGTCAGAGGCAACCCATCCCGTACCACATTGACGCAGGCTGTCATGTTTAAGACATTGAAATCGAGTCCAACGTGCAGCGCTTCGCCTTCCTTGATACGCTCGTTCGTATGGTTCAGCCTGCGGTCAAAGTTCGGATATACGCTTCCGCTCGCCAAGTTGACGAACATTCCGCGCAGATATGCCTCGATCAGTTGCGGCGGGTAACTCGCCCTTAACGAGTCGATATAGTCATCCGGCAGGTTGATTTCATTGTCATACGTGCTGGCATGAATCAGGCCATACATGTTGCGCAGTTCTGGATGATCACGTAACTGCTTGACGAACTGCTGATAAACGAACTTGAAGCCCTCCGGTGTCGTCGTGACATCGATGCCGTTCGGCAGGCCATCCATCTTCACCCGCATACGGGCGATGATCTTGCGCCATGCAGTCGCAGCTTTTTCCAGCTTCATCACGTCCAACTCGTCGATCAGCGCCTTGCCGATCTTGAAACCGACGATTTCGCCAGGTTTGTCCATCGACCGGCAGAGAATCGTGCTTCTGTACTGCCTGCCGGCGAACAGGTGTATTTCCTTGTTCGTCTCGTGAATCTTGGTGGACAATCCCCAATCGAACGCCACCTCATCGATAGTCGGATAGAAGATGTCCCGTATCTGCGGATAAGTCGGAGCAAAGTAACCTGAATTTACCTTCGGCCACTCCCAAGCGTGTTTGCATAGCCCTGCGCCACCTACCCAAGTTTTCCCGCTCCCGAAACCGGCCACGAATGCCTTGAACTTCTGCGGCATTGCGATGAAACGCGCCTGCGGAATGTTAAGAGTCGGGTTCATTCCGCTTGCTTGCGTCCACAACGTTGACGGTTACATTGACTGGAATTGCCTGCGACTCATCATCTGCTACGTCTGGTTTGTCGCGCCATTTAGCAGGTTGTCTGTTCTTGAGCCAAAAGATGCCGGATGTCGGATCTGGTGGGTAATGCTTCGTGATGTCAGTGACGGTAATGCTGCCCTCGTAGGAACTGATATGCACGTCAGGATGGCTGTAGCCAGTCGCCCTTTGAAATAACTTTTCTGCAACCTCGGCATCAGCGAGCAACTTGCCCTTTTTTATGGACTCAAAAAAATCGGAATGATCTGTTTTCCAATTGTTAATTGTTTGCTCAGTAACCTCGAAGAAATCAGCGATCTCCTTGTCTGTTGCGCCTAGTTTGCACAGTTTCTCTACCTGTACGCTGTATTCTTTCTTGTACTTTGTCGGTCTTCCCCGCTCGTTCTTCTTTTCTGCGCTTTTCTTGCCCTTAGGTGCTGGCATATATGCCTCCTTACGGATGCTGTCACCCGTGGCGGCGGCCATCCATGCTAATTTGGTTCATGCCCTGTATTTCTGCTTGATCTCGGCAACTGGAACGCCGGTCAGTTCATGGATGCGCAGGATGAAGAATGCGCTGATAGCGATCTGCCCATGCCTGATCCTGCATATCTGGATACGATCGATGTATAGCTTTTCAGCCAATTGGGAATCGTTGCGTACCTTGAATAGCTTTATCAGCCAGTCTATGAACTTGGATGGTGCGTAGTCAGGTTGCCTCATCACCGTTGTTCCCGTTGATGGGAATAGATGGGATGGTGCTTTCTGCATCATTCGCCCAATTCCAAGGTATCGACACCGTTACCGCAGTTCGCTTCGAATTGGCATGCAACCTCGACCGCTTGTCTTGCATTAAGCCCGAGATACATTGCGGCGACCGCAAAGTCACGTCCAGAGCCCATGGCAAAGAATGGCGATTCAACTTTCAGCGGGAATGGGCCTCGCTCATATTTTAAAATCGAGCCGTCTTCTGTGATGCATAACATCGCAACCCAATCGTCAGTGCGCTGAAATGCGGGAAGATTTTCTGGATTTGAACCGCGCTCAATCCAGTCAAACATTTCAATGCCCTTCGTGAAGTCGCCCGCACATGCAAACAACATACCATTTATGCGCCTGATTTTCGTCACTGGAACGATGTAGCCACCCATGTTGGCTCGCTTATCTGCGGCCAGCGTCTTGCCGTCGAATGCAATGACAGTCATTTCGTCCTCTTTCTCAGCGCCGCATTCTCCAGCGTCAACTGATCCACTTTATGTTTCAGTTCCGTGCAGTAGTCGAATAACTGAACCTGCTGAACGTATGCTTTCTTTATTTCCACGTTCATGCGGTCTATTTCGTTCTGCATTTCCTTGCGCTCAGATACTGCCTGCGCCAATAACGTCAGTGCTTCTATCTTTTCAGTGCGCAATTGCTCAATGGTGTCTTGCGCTTCTTCCAGCAATTCGGATAGCGCGAGGCTCATGACATATCTACCGTTAGAGGCTATTACAAGTTCTCAGGAATTTCACACCAATGAGTTGGAGCAGATCGAAGCTCCGCGTCGAACTCAAATTCTCCATCTATGGATGCATGCCCTGCGCTCCAATGCACTTCGCCATTTTCATATGTGTCCCAATATGCGACAGCCAATCCATGCTCAGTCCTAACCAAGACTTCCTTGCCTTTTTCAGGCATTTGTTCTTTGCATTCAATCATGATGTCTCCATTTATCAGAAATCAGCGAGCTCGTCTTGCACGCGCTGCCAATCCGAATACTCTTCATCCGTCTCTTCATCCACACTCGGGATTTGCGCAAAATATGCGGCAATCGCGACAATAAGCGCAAGCAGCGCGACAGGTAGCAGGTAGATGAAGGGATGCATGGTCAGGCGGCGAGCAGTTGAGCAGGTTGAGTTTGCGGTGCGGATTGTGTCGGCTTCAGGCGAGACTTGATTTCCCTGATCGGCATGTTAGTTGCGTCATGGATGGCGAGGATCATCTCCGGTCCCATCAGATGACGACCATGGCGCAGGCGCGTGATATTCGGATGGCCGACATTGAGATATTTGGCGAGCGCAGCATCATCGCGCAATCCTGCTTGCTTCTTTATGTCGTCAAGCAGGTGCTCAATCGCTTTATGCTGTTGGTTAGTGATGTTCATTGGGGGACAAATCCATGTTCGGTAGCCCATTGTTGGGCTGATCTGGCTTGCTCGACGATGGCATCGCATCTGTCGGCTTGCTCACGAAGAAATCGCTCAACGTCTGGCGGAAGGAGGATTGTTCCGGCAACGGGCGCATTATTTCCGGCGTTACTACTGGCAGCGGCGGGCATGAAGGATTCGCACGCTTTGGAAGAAATCCGCAGCCCACCAGCGGCATTGTCAGCAGCAGTAAGAGCAGCAGATTTAGCCTGCAATTCGTCGATTCTCTTTTCATAGTCCTGCGAAATCCGTAAATTTTTTGCATCGTTCGCACGCTGGATCAGGCGATTATTTTCGACTGCGGTTTCAAGCTGCGCTGCATCTGCGGCTTTTTCTGACGTTTCGCATGCGTTTATGCCGTACAGATACCCGCCTAATACAGATGCTGCCCATATGATGATGCTCAGTAGCAGAGCAATCAACTTTCCTTCGAGGCTCATGGCTGGCTCAGAAGATGTAGGCGTACCGGTAGAAACACAGGTGGACGACTGCCAACAGGAACCACTCGATGAAGGTCATGCGGATTCCTTTGCCGTTGTTGCTTCTTTATTTGGAAGCGGCTTCAGGCAAAGTTCACGTTCAGCCTTGCGCCGATTGGTAAGTCCTTGCACAACCTTGCCGCCTGCACGATTCCAACGCAGCAGTTCATCGCATGCGGCCTGATACTGGCCGGCATTCAATTTTCGAACCAATGTGCTGGAACAGGCGTTTGCAACTCCCACGTTGTATGTCCATGACGCTAGCGCGTCATACTGATTCTGATTTAATTTGACCGTGACGCAATTGAGCAGTCCTTGCCCATGCTTGCTGACGTTTTTGATTGTCAGCGCGTTGCATTCAGCGTCCGTATATACCTTGCCGGGAATCGGCGGCGGGTTCGTGATTCCGTCGCAGTACGTTTTTACGCCCACGATATCGTTGTAAGCAATGTAACTGCGCCCTTCCCATCCACCGACAAATATAAGAGCGCTCGCACTGGCAATAACCAGCGCTCTATTCGCCGGATTTGCGGCCACTGTGCCATTCCTTGAATATCTGCCACGACTTATGACCGATCAGGATCGCCAGATAGATGATAGTCAGCCACTGCACTATGTCAGGCAGCGTAATGCCGCAAAGCTTAGCGCTCACTACGGCAACAGGTGGCGAAGCTTTTGCAATCATTGATGCCCCCGTCTCTGTCTGCTGACTTAAATCCATAGTGCTGGACTCCGTAAAAAAGAAGCCCCGACCGGTTAAGGTCAGGGCTTTAAATTCCCGTGGCGAGATGGACTGAGGAGCACAACGGGAGGAGACACGGGACTAGATCCGCTTGTGCGTCCTTTCGAAAACGGCACGCGGATCAACGTATTTGAATCCATCCTCCAGAATTACTATGTAATCCCCGAGAACTGGACGGTAGCGCGAGGTATTCTCGCGGCTAAGTTCATGCGTACTGCCATCCTCACAGACAGCCATGATCGTGGCGCTGGTCGGCATACTTACTATTGACTTGATTTGGGTCGCCGCCACGATAACCGGCAGTGCCTGGTATGTTTTCATGGCGGACTCCGCTAATTTGCGACAGATTAGGTCTGTCAGGCCGCAGGCTCGCATATAGCTGCGTAGTGAGTAAAAGTGCCCTTGCGCGGGCGGCATCAGGGCTAAACCGATGCTCCTGCATATCCCCGATGCCGGAAATCCGATATCGGAAAAAGAAAAAGCCAGCGGTTAGGCTGGCTTTGGTTGTGGTGACCGGTGCTGATCTCCGGCTTCGATGCCTCAGGGTTGCGTTGCGCCGCATAACCTGAATCCCACATCCCGCTCGCACACGGGCGCATCAGCCTGCGCATTCACCACACGGATAATGGCTCCGATATCCAATCTATTCGGCAAACTCCCACTGAAATCAGGAGCCTCCAATCTGTCAGTCATGTACCTAGCACACCGGCTGACATTATTGCCTTATTAGAACCATTATGCGTGTAGGTGATAGCGGGAGGATTTTAACCTCCGTACTCGGGTAGCGACCCCGCGCCTTTTCTCTCGGCCACGCTATCAAGGCAGAACCCTCGACACCAAGCAACCCGTCCATTGACCGGCGGATGCCGAAGTCCCTGCCTTCATAACGCAAAAATTAAAGACGACAAGCCCCGCTAACTTTCTCGGCTCTTTGCACGCTTGACGAATTATGCGAAAGGAAAGCACTATTTTTCAAATGCAATAGGTTTCGCAGTGCAATGATTATAGGCGGCAAGTTTGTAGACTTCAAGAAATTTTTTCTATCATAAATATTGTCATTAGAAAAGTCCGAAATCCCAAGTTCGAAAATTATTTTTATGTCTATGCTTAATATGCACTCAAGGCTTTATGGAGTCGATCATGGAAGGCAGACCATCAGGATTAGGCGGTCGAAGGGCGAATAGTGGCAGGAAAACGATTTCTCCAGAAAACGAGAAGATGAAGGTACGCTCAATCAGATGTACCGATGAGGAATGGGAGAAATGCTTAAAGCTAGGCGGTTCTTCATGGATAAGGCGCCGCATTGCAGAGGCAACAATACCGGAAACGCCCTAATCTCAGTCATGATGCATCCTTTGCAGCAGGTCTGTCCGCCAGTGCAATGCGCCGCAGTGCGGCCAGATACTCTGCAGCCTTCACCATAGAATAGGCGTGAACATAGGTTTCGCCCTTCGTCACATTATCTTCCGTCACTATGCCCTGCACTGGCTGATGGGCGAACACACAGCCATCCCAATCAATTTCAATGACTCGCTTGCGCCATCCGATGCACACAGGTCCGATTTCGGTTTGCACCAGCCACCATGGTCCGCGCACATCGTTTTTCTGCCAATACTTGTTCGTCAGTTCCCATGTCCTACCAACATGGAAGCCGGCAACGGTGAACAAACTTTTCGCTTCTGTTTCAGTCACGCTGCACCTACCTTCGCGTTCTCTACAAGCGGCCTCCAGAAATCAGGGTTGAATAATAATTCCTCACCCCTTTCATTAGCCCATACGCTCATATTATCGGCTTCGCGGCGCACAAGCGTTACAGGAGCATATTCGTACTCAGCAGGCTCTTTGAACCTGCTACACCAGCATGCCTCTACTTGGACATTTGGCTCAGGCCACGACTCCCCATACAAATTCCATGTCGCATCTGGTGCAGTTGCCCATACCTCTCCGTTTGGGCCTAGAACCTGGTTTAGTTCACTCATACCGCACCTACCTTCGCATTTCCCACAACAGCACGCGCCAGATATCTCAGATCAGGGCTAACTTTAAGCGCATCGGAATCAGCAACGGCTCTTAATGCGCGCAGCATTTCAGTGTTTGACCGTTCCAGGCTCTCTATGCGTAGAGCATCCGCTTCGATGCGATCAGCCGCTTGTCTCGCCCTGTCAATGAACTGTAAAAGGCTTAATTCATCTGTGAGCAGTTCATGCGGCATCCGGAGAACGCCGAGTAACATAACATCGCTCATGATGCGCCCTCTGGAATTTGATTCGTGGGCATCGATCTCACAAACTTCTCCCATTCCGCATAAAACTCATCGCGTCTCTCTTCATTTATGAATCTGAGTGCCATGAATAACTTCTGAGCTAGCATGTCACTTCTGTTTTCAAGCTGCGCGATCCTATTTGCGGCTTCCTTGAATAGATTGCACCGCTCGCAGTCGCAGCGCACATCTGCGAGGAGTTTCTGTTTGATGTCATTCATTGGACAATCCTTCTCTCCGCATATTTGCGGTCATGGTCGCCTCCATGAGCATCATTCTGTTCCACATATCGACCGTCACAGATTCAGATTCCATCGCCTGAGTGCAGCATACAAGGAGCAATGACGCTTCCTTTTGCGATTGCCGTAAATCCGACCTTTGAGCAAGAAAGTTAAACTCATAAACATCATCGCCGGAATCGAAGTTCCAATCTGTGCTGATTCCTTTCGCCGCATATGCAAGCCGAATTTCAGTGCTCATTGGCCGTTTTATGCGATATGCGTCTGCTTCCAAACATGCTAGCGCAAGACTTTTTAGTTCCTGCACTAAACGAATCTTTCCTGCGTTGTCGCTCTGATGGAAATCCATCTGGAAACGTGTTTGCAATCCTCTATCCATTTACGTCCTCCGGTACTTCATCGCCGAATCGGCTGGAAACGAAAGCACGCATCGCGGCAATTAATGGTGTCGGGCCATACAGCGATCCTTCAATGCCTATGCGTGCAACCCAATCATCTCTTCGTGTTTCATGAGCAAGAGAAACAATGCTTATGCATTGGCGTTCGAGAATTGGTCCTGCCTCTCGCCAATCTGACGAATAATGCGGGACTCCACACGTTGAATCTCCATCGGCAAGCACAGTAATTTCGCCTCTCACTTCCATGCGAAACCGCTTCTCTACACGAAGCCCAAGTGCTCGGGCAACCCACTCGTTTAATGTCGGTCCTGACAATTCAGAAACCTTCATCTCTCACCTCCTCGCCAAATTTGCCAGCCACCAGCGCCCTCATCACCGCTTGTAGCGCCGTATCTCCTGCATAGTTCTTATACCGATATGCTCTCCACCGATGCGCATCTGGATATACAGCTATTCGATTAGCCTGTATAAGAGGTCCACCTGTAGCCCAATCTGTAGATGGTCTGAATGGATGACCGATAACGCCACCTACAATGCAGACAGGCTCGCCATGAGCATCAACGCTTATTCGCGCATCCATGTGTAGAACCTTGGCGACAAAGTAATCCAGATAAGGGCCCGAGAGGTCGGCAGTTTTCATGATGACTCCTTAAAGCACTTTTCAATCAAGGCGTGATCTACCTTGTCTACCCCGCCCCATTCAGAAGTCCATACGAAAATCTTGTTTCCATTTACGAGTTCAACAATCATGTCGTTATACTGCAACTCCATTTGATCGCTCCCATCGTCGGCAAATGGGCGGCAGAGTTCATTGCAAGGTTTAGTCCAAACTCGCAGAACTAAATCATCGCCCATAATACGTTTCATCTGCGCTGCTGCACCCGCGTCCTCAATAAATCCGATCTCGATCAATTTCTGAATCAAATCGCCCACGTTTCACGCCCTTTCTTCTTCGTTTGCGTAGAACCAGCCCTCATCTATCCAGTCGTCTGCCACGCACCTTGGCAATGGAGGATCAACGCGATACATCACCCCGCTTTGGCATACGCCTGTCTGACAGGTGATGATCATGTGCTTTGTAATGTGTCCATGGTAGAACGTGGTATAGACGGAATCACCGACCTTGAACTTTGGATCTCTTCCCATTGGAATCCTTCCATTCTTTGTACAGCTTGGATTTGTACAGAGTGTCGCAGTGGATGCCGGCTTCTAGTGCGGCATGCGCTGGAATGACGCCACGTTTTACAAGTTCCATCGCGTAAAACGTGGCCTTTGAAGGGTTACTGCCCATCCTTTTCGAACTCTCGGATAAAGTCAATTACAGACTCACTCCATCCATTGATGTGAGTGAATTTGTTATACGCTATGCCGTTCTGGTAAGAAGCCACGTTGATGATGTAGTTGTGTCTGCCGAAAGCGGACGCAGAATTTGGGGACAGCTTCAGGTCACAATCCTGCTCATCTGTGAGAACGATTACGCGCTCTGGTTCCGTCCAGTTCAACGAGGAACCCTTCTCTGCAGCCTCGATATAGTCAAGGCACTGCTTTAAAAATATGCCACCACCGCCAATCTTTCGATTAACCTCATCACTGGAAATGTAGTCGCTAAGGGCAAAGCCACGGCGAACAGGAATTTCCATCGTTGCGTGAATGCGATCCCAATCATTCCCTGCTGTGCAGTAGATAGAGACATCATCGCAGACTTCCCGCGCCAGAACAGCGAGTGCCGCAGCGGTTTGCAAACGTGTCAAGTCGCTCTTGCTGCTGATATTCTGATGCATTGATCCAGACGTGTCCAAGACTAATACAGTCTTGCCATTGAGCTTTTCCTGCCCCTCCAAACAACGGAGCATCATCGGCTCAATGACATCTTCCCAACCAGGTACCGCCCTAGCAGCCGACAGGAATCTGAACGGCAGAACACGCTCGATATTCACGACTCCCGCATACTGCCGAACAGCATCCTTGCTGACACCAGCCTCTTTCATTCCGCGCATGTTGCGAATGAAAGCCAATGCGCCTAATTGCTTCTCGGCCATCAGGCGTTCGAACGTTTCTTTCTTGTCCGCGCCGCCGCTTAGAGCAACTTCCCATGTATCTGGCGTAGTCAATTCGCCGTCAACTAGCTTCCGATAGAGTTCTTCGCCTGAATTAAGGACGTATGCTGGAGCGATCCCTTCACGAAGCGCCTTGCGCGTCGTTTTTGTGCTGCCTTGCGCATCTACCGGCTTGCTATGGCAAAGGAAAAGAACATCGCGCAGCTTGATAGCATTGTCGCGGTTGTACTTCGCCAATTGATGTTCATCGAACTTTCGGAAAGCGGCGGCAAGCCCTTTCTTTACCTGTGCCGAGATTGGCTGTTTTCCGTCCTGCCAGTACAGCGCCATGAATTCAGAGAGTTCGTCTGCGCGTTGGATCACATCGCGCAGCAAATCCTTAACCAGACATTTGTGTTCTGGATGGCGCGCCATTTCACGCACGATCAGCAACGGCGCATGACGCAATTTCATCTTTGTCCGCGCTTCGTATGCGCAGGCGGCGGCGAACTCTGGCCTGCACTTAGGTATCAAGTTCCTGATACGATCAACGACAGATTCGCCAGACTCGTAAAAATTCGATTCCCAAAGCATGCACGCCATGACAGTGCGTCGCAATTCCTGCTCTGCGTTGATCGAAGATGCTACAGCACCGCCGTTGGTGCGCCGGTCATTGACCGCTTTGGCGTTCAATTGCATAAAGCCTCCATTGAGGGAACAAGCAGCATCGGTGTTTTCACCAAAAGAAGTAACCGATACCTTCACCACTCAAAACAATTTGCGGGAACAAGCGAAAACAGGAACGTTGGTGCTCTAACCACTGAGCTACCGCTGCCTTTCGACTGCGAGCTGGATTCGAACCAGCGACCACCCTCTTAGCAGGAGAAGTATCTGTCTTCTACGCCACGCAAAACATTGAGGCGGGAACAAACAAACACGAGGATTTATCTCCCGAAGATGAACTCGTGTTCAACGCCACGCCAAACCATGAACACATATTACGGCAATTACCTTAGATATTTCACCCAAACTGACTATCCGACTTTGAACTTGGGTTCGCGTGAAGTCATGCCTTGACCTCAATTATCCAGGTCCACATGATTCACTCCTGACGTTTCATTTGGTCGATCAGAGCATCCACCGCCGCATATAATGCGCGACGCGTCCATTCCGGCCCCATGCCTTCCGTTTCTGCAGCCACGTCATCGGACCCCTCCTTTTTGCTGATGCTCAATTCTCCAAATCCGACCGTTGACTGACGCCACCGGAAATAGAAATTCCCCCAAAAAATGTCGTCAATCTCGACGATGATGGGTTGATTGAAGTCGGGTTTATTCATTTTGCGGACCGCTCCTATAAATTGCGAGAGACTGGATTACAGCTCCATATCCTTGCCTATCTTCGCCATCGATCTTTCTGCCGCCCTTACCGCCATTTCATCCATTTCGCCTACAAGCTCCGTAACGTAGTCATGCAATCGCCTGTCGCATCGAACATCGTTCCTTCCAGTTCCCTTGCATCGTGGGCATGGATCGTCGGACAATATCTGCGGGTTCATCTTCAGCGGCTGGAATGCGCGGCCTTTGCATAACTCGCAGCGATCATTCAGCCAGTACGCTAGAGACAGCGCAGCAACCTTCTTTCGCGATATGTGCGGAGGCCAGTTGCGTATCACTGCTTTCTTTTCCACTATCTCCGTCCACTGAATAAGCAGAGTCTTGACGCTTGTGGTGTCATTGGCGAATTTCACGCGAAAAAGTAACGGCCCGAACTTCAGGCACAATGCAGCCGCCGTGAGCGGATCTGGTGTCGAGTGATAGATATCGTTCGTCAGGTCGGAACTGTCGCATGCATGGACATAGCGTTGAGCGAACTTCATTTAGGCGGCTCCGCAAGTCCGCGCCATTGATGCGAATGATGCGTTCCGAAAATCGACTGCGGGCCATTTTCCCAACTCCGCCAAACTTCTCCGTCGAAAAACCTAATCGGCTTTCCCTTCAAACTGAATTGTGATCGCCAATGCTCTCTGCCTTGAACTTGATAATATCCGACACGGACTGGCTTTACATCGTGCGAAAACCATTCAGTAAGTTTCATTCACTCCCCCTGAAATACATATTGAGTCGTCACTGATTCCCACGTTCTTATAGACAACTCTGGCGCTCGATATATCCCCTGAATCACAGTGAAAATAAGCAGGATGATGATGGCGACGATATAGGCTATGGCGCGTTTCATTTCATTCTCTCCGCCCGAATATGGTCTTCCCGATGACGGCAACAAGAAACAGCGTGAGCGTGAATACCCAATAGTCAAGGTGAAGGAGATAATCCGGTCCAGTCGTCAACAATTGCGGGATCAGCCATAAATACGCCTGCCATAGCAGCCAAGACACGCCTAGGCCAATTCCTACAACTCCGAAATGCATCAATGAAATCGAGAGTAACCTTTTCATCAGATCAAACCTCCTCAATAAGCCACCCGCCGCCCTCTTTCATGGGCTTAGGAAAGCATAGAAAAAAGCGGAACGGATACATGGATGCGGCTATCTTGATCTTGGCCCATGAATCGTCCTGCACGATTGCCTTTGCGCCCTTTACGTCATGGGCCTGAAGCTCACCATTTGCCATCATTACGAAGAAATCAACCGTCAGGAACGTGTTATCTGCCAGTTTCAGTTTGATTCCCTCAAACCGATACCATGCGACCTCGCCGGCCATCTGCAGCGCCTTCAGATGATCGTCATAGCGCTGCTCTGTCTTGTTCATCTCGCCATCTTTGAGCCTGCCGAGCGCTTGAAGACTCTTCTTCGGATCAGGTGCAGGCGGCTTTGGCGCTTCCTGTCTTTTCAGGTAAGCGTCTAACTGCTCATTGCTCCATCTGATGGCTTTGCTCATATCGTCATCAG